AGTTATGCCTCGGGCGGGACGGTGACGCTAAATGATGGGACAGGTGGAACCGCAGTTTTTTCATTTACTGCCCCCGCAGCAGCAGGATCTGTAAGCATGTTAATTCCTGGTGAAGGGATTAAGTGCAACACAAATGTTTCTGCGGTGTGTGCGGCAGCAACAACCGCAGTTGTTTTCTATGGCTGATAAGAGCTTCAACTTGGTGGGACGCAAGCTTATGATTGCGATCCCCTGCTACGATGGCAAGGTCAACATCAAGACCTGCTTTGCCATAGCGCAACTCGTCCCCAAGTTAGACAAGATGGGTGTCCAGATTCATCTGGTTCACCTGTCTGGATGCTCAATCATCACTAAGGCACGGAACAAGCTGGTATCCAACTTCATGGATTCAGACTGTACTGATCTGCTGTTTGTGGATGCCGATGTGGTCATTAATGTCGAGGCTGTGACCCGCCTCTTGGCCCTGTCTACAGACCGGGACATTGTGGCCGGGACGTATCCCCGCAGGGCGGCAGATGCCAAGTTTTTCTTGGACTTCTACCTGGATGAACACAACCAGTTGGAGTTTGATGAAAACGGCTTGATGCGGGTTGAGAGCGTAGCAACGGGCTTTATGCTCATTCGCCGCCATGTCATTGAGTCCCTGATTGCAGCCCACCCTGAGTGGAAGTACAAGGGTGATGGGGACGGCGCAGATGAGTATGCAGTGTTTGACTTTGCCATCATCGATGGCGAGTACATTGGCGAAGACTACCTGTTCTGCCGCAGGGCCAGAGAGCACGGATACAAGATTCATCTTGACCCAATGATCAGCCTGCCACACATTGGCACGCAAGAATTTACCCGCAACTTTGAGCAAGACGCTCTACAGCCACTGCTCAAGGAGCATGCACGGTTGCACTTGAAAGTAGCAAATGGGTAGTTTAAGCGCCGTCATTGAAAAACACTGTACGAATTGCGGTGTGACAAAGGCTTTGGACTTGTTTTACACGACAGGCAAAAAAGTTGATGGAACACCAAAATACAACTCATGGTGTAAAAAATGTATTGCCGTGAAACAAGTGTCTTATCACAAGCGCACTTGGGGCGAAGAAAAACTTCAATACACCGCATTTAAGCGCACTAAGTCCACACGCTCATACTTGCAGTATTTACGCTCAAAGGCAATTCAACGCAAAAAAGCAGGTGAAGTTATTTCGCTTGATGCGCTTGAATTGCTTTGGCATACGCAGAATGGCTGTTGTGCTTTAACAGGATGGCAAATGACTATGGAGCTTGCCAACGGTGTTGTGGCAACAAATTGCAGTGTAGATCGTATAGACTCTACTCAAGGTTACATTGTCGGGAATGTGCAACTTGTTTGCCGTGTGGCTAATGTTGCAAAAAGCAATTTAACCCATAGTGATTTTGTGCAACTTTGCAAGGCGGTTTTGGAGAAGGCAAATGCCTAAAACACCAGCATGGCAGAGGAAAGAAGGCAAGTCAGAGAAGGGCGGTTTAAACGCCAAGGGTCGGGCCTCTGCGAAAAAACAGGGCATGAACCTAAAGCCTCCGCAACCAGAGGGCGGCAGCAGGCGAGACTCTTTCTGTGCAAGGATGAGTGGGATGAAGGAAAAATTGACTTCAGAGAAGACTGCGAAAGATCCAAACTCACGGATTAACAAAGCCCTCCGGGCGTGGGCATGCTGAGATGGACATTCATTCAATCTGGTCAACAGTTTTAACCCTGTTCATAGGGCTGTTGGTTTTTGTGATGCGGGAGAAGTTTGAAGAAATTTCTCGTTTGAGTATTCTGATAAACAAGACAAGGGAGGAAGTTGCCCGTGATTACGTTACTCAAGCAGAAGTGCAAAGAATTACTGACCACATTGACCAACGGTTTAACCGCCTTGAAGCAAAGATTGACGAACTTATTCGTCAAAAAGGGTGAGTGATGGCAGGCCCACTTACACCATTGATACCTTATGCCATAACCGGCATCAAAGGATATTTGGCGCAGAAGGCCGCCGAGAAAATCCCCGGTGCGGATGCAGTTATGAACCCTGGTCGATATATACGAGACAGGGTTATTGATCAGCTACCAGAGGACTCTAGAGCGAATGCACGCAAAGTAATGGACGCTGTTACTGACCCCGTGGGTTCAGCAATCAAAGCCGGTGGTCGAGCCATCAACAGCCAAATTGACCCAGACTTAAACGAAGTCATGGATAGGCAGACGGCCATGAATAGCGCCCAGCAACGTGGCATCCAGCAGGCATATGAAAACAAAGCCGCCAATGCTTTGCCCGGAGGAATCAGTGATCTGATTCGACCCAAAGAGCAGGCCCCAATAGACTTTGGATCAATGTCAGGCGACCGGGGTTACTTTGATGAAACCCCAACGATGCCTGGATTTGATTACAACGAAAGCGCAGTGTCGGATATGCCCGAGAACGCAGACATGGCAAATTACGACATGGACAGCATCGGTTCCACGGACTTCAAAAAAGGTGGACGGGTAAAGGCCCGGAAGCCTGCAAAACGCACGACAATGTCAACTCAATCATCTGCGTCTAAACGGGGTGATGGGATTGCCCAAAGGGGCAAAACACGGGGGAGGTATATCTAATGCCGTCCTCGTCAAAGAAACAACACAAGTTCATGGAAGCTGTGGCTCATAACCCGGCTTTTGCGAAGAAGGCCGGTGTCCCGCAATCCGTGGGACAAGATTTCAGCAATGCCGATAAAGGCAAAAAATTCAATAGAGGTGGTGCTATGCCAATGGATCCAAAAATGCTTGCAATGATGGCCGAGAAACTCAAAGGCCGAACAATGGGTGGCCGTCCCGCCCCTCGCCCTCCAATGGGCGCTCGTCCTCCTATGGCCGCTCCTGCGATGCCTGGGATGAAAAAGGGCGGCATGTTTAAAGGTAAGGAATCCATGAAGGAAGAACTTGCCGAAGCCAAAGCCATTAAGTCTGGCAAGATCACCCCCATGCAGTATGCCAAGGGCGAGAAGTCTGAGCCTGCAATGAAACGTGGCGCTACCAAGAAGATGGCAAATGGCGGCTCCGCATCCTCAAGGGCTGATGGTATTGCTCAACGTGGCAAGACCAAAGGGAAGATGTTGAAAAAGGGCGGCATGGCCTGTTAAGGAGTTTAAAATGAACAAAATGAAGCGTTACGCTGGTGAAGACGAAAGCTTGGTTGGCGGTGCTGAAGATGAGCGTCCCGCACCTACTGGCATGGGCGAAATAGCCGAAACCCGTGCAGACAAGATGATGGGCGAGGATGTCATAGATGAAGAAACTGGCGCTAAATCAAAGTTTAAACGCAACCCTGAGACGGGTGAGTTGTACAGTGAAGAGCCTGAGATGACCAAGCCCAAGCCCAAAAAGAAGAAGCCTTCTTTCTCTGAAAAAGCCCGTAAGGCAGGATTCACCAGCGCAGAAACCAAGGGTGGTGCGGCTCTGATGTATCGCAACCCTATGGGTAAGAAGATGGCCTCTGGCGGTACTGCATCCAGCCGTGCTGATGGCATTGCTCAACGGGGTAAGACCCGTGGGAAGATGTGCTGATGTTGCCCAGCCGTGGAATGGGGGACATCAACCCCACCAAAATGCCTGGGGCAAAGCGCAAGAAGCGCCGGGACAATACCGACTTTACTCAATATAAAGACGGTGGAACGGTTAATGCCGCAGGCAATTACACCAAACCCGGCCTTCGCAAGAAGATCGTGTCCAAGGTAAAGGCGGCAGCAACTCAAGGCACGGGCGCAGGCCAATGGTCAGCCCGTAAAGCACAACTTGTCGCCAAGAAATACAAGGCGGCTGGAGGAGGTTATCGTGATTAAAGGACATACAGGCGATTGCGCCGTGATGGAAGAAGGCCCCTGCACTTGTGGCACGGACGAAATTTTAGAAGAGTTGGCACTTGAAGATGCTGGTTTGACCGCTGAAGACTTTGAATGAAAGCGCCACAGACTTCCCTGAAAAACTGGGGTGACCAGAAATGGCGCACCAAGTCGGGGAAGCCTTCGTCAAAAACAGGCGAGAGGTATCTTCCCGAAGCGGCAATCAAGTCTTTGTCTTCTGCTGAGTATGCGGCAACTACCAAGGCCAAACGGCAAGGTAAGGCGGCAGGTAAACAGTTTGTGGCTCAACCCAAGGGTATAGCAAAGAAAACGGCAGGGTTTAGATGACAACCACAGGAACATCAGTATTCGACATGGACTTCACGGAGATAGCCGAGGAGTCATGGGAGCGTGCGGGTCGAGAAATGAGGTCTGGCTATGACCTCAGAACGGCACGCCGCTCCATGAATTTGATGACCATCGAATGGCAGAACCGTGGCTTAAACATGTGGACGATTGAGCAAGGCTCCTTCGAAATGACCGCCGGTTTAAACACATATCCCCTACCGGACGATACGATTGATCTTCTGGAGCACGTTATTCGGACGGGACAGAACTCAACGACCAATCAGGCTGATCTGACGATCACCCGCATAAGCGTTAGTACCTATGCCACGATCCCCAACAAACTGACCCAGGCCAGACCTATTCAGGTTCTGATCCAGCGCAATTCAGGCCAGACCGGGTCAACTGCATTGAGTTTAAATGGCGCAATTACCAGCACGGACACCACCATAACCCTGGACTCTGTTGTGGGCTTGGCGGCGGCAGGGTATATCAAGCTGGATAATGAAATAATTTATTACAACTACATCGCCGGGAATGTTTTGAGCAACTGCTTCCGGGCGCAAGCAAACACCGTTGCGGCATCGCACATAACTGCCACTGCCGTCTTCGTGCCCCAGCTTCCCGCCGTCACAGTATGGCCCACCCCTGATGACACCACCACCTACACGTTTGTGTACTGGCGCATGCGTAGGGTGCAGGATGCAGGGGCTGGTGTAGAGACTGCCGACATGAATTTCCGCTTCCTGCCATGTGTGGTGGCGGGGCTGGCCTACTACATCGCCATGAAGGTTCCTGAATTGCAGGGACGGATGGATATGCTGAAGGCAACCTACGATGAACAATTCAATCTGGCGGCAGGGGAAGACCATGAAAAGGCCGCTTTGCGGTTGGTTCCCCGTCAGTCATTCATTGGATCTGGTGGCTCATAATGGGCAACAGGTTTGCGTCAGGTAAATACTCAATTGCCGAGTGTGACCGGTGTGGTCAGCGATACAAGCTGAAGCAGCTTAAATTTGAGGTTATCAAGACCAAGCTGTATCAACTGAAGGTTTGTGATGAGTGCTGGGATCCTGATCAGCCGCAACTTCAACTGGGTATGTATCCGGTTGATGACCCGCAGGCTGTGATGCAACCCCGTCCTGACACGACATATGTAACATCGGGTGTAAACGTGGATGGGTATCCATCGGGTGGATCAAGAGACATTCAGTGGGGTTGGCAACCTGTAGGTGGTTCCAGCTTCTTTGATGTAGAACTCACGCCAAATTACTTGGTGGCAACGACAAGTGTTGGTACAGTAACGGTTAGCGCAACTTAGGAGCAGATATGGACAAGAAACAAGTCAAGGCAATTGCCGACACCGAAGCCAAGAAAATGGTCAAAGGCCATGAATCCCGCATGCATGCCAAAGGCATGAAGAAGGGCGGCCCCACCAGTTTGGATCGTAAGACATACGGAAAGAACCTTTCCCGTGCGATGAACCAGAAATCTGGGAGTAAATAATGGGTAAATACAGCAAAAAGGTAATGGGCAAAGAGGTTGGCGATGCCAGCGTCTATGCCGAACCCCACACCATGGATGGGAAGAAGGCCAGCATCTCCAGTAACCCTGGCAAAGGGCCAAACGGGAGCGAGGCAGTGAATGTAAACATGTCGGTTGGCAACATCAACCGCAGTGGATATTCTGAACCCAAGACCACTGGCATCAAGATGCGTGGGACGGGAGCCGCCACCAAAGGTGTGATGTCCAGAGGCCCAATGGGTTGAGGTTTCTATGGCACTGACTTATGCCCAGCTTGTAGTCGCTGTCAGCGATTATTGTGAGAACACGTTCGACACAACGGACATGGACACAATGATCAAGCAGGCTGAACAGCGTATATACAACACGGTTCAGATTGCAAACTTGCGTAAGAACGTGACGGGGACTATCACATCTGGCAATAAGTACTTGTCATGTCCGGAAGACTTCTTGTCTGTTTATTCAATTGCCATTTATCCAAACGCTGGGGGAAGCTACATCTACTTGCTCAATAAGGATGTGAACTTCATGCGGGATGCGTATCCCAATCCAGCCACAACGGGTACTCCCAAGCACTACGCCATCTTTGGCCCTCAGTCCACCAACGTGAACGAGTTGTCGTTCATTCTTGGGCCGACACCCAATGCAACTTATGGCACTGAGTTGCATTATTACTACTACCCAGAGTCCATCGTGACTGCGTCCACTACATGGTTGGGCGACAACTTTGATTCTGCGTTGCTGTATGGGACTATGTGCGAGGCTTACACCTACATGAAGGGTGAGCCTGATATGGTTGCACTGGTCAATCAGCGGTACGTTCAGTCGATTGCTCTGCTCAAGAACTTGGGTGATGGCAAACAGCGTCAGGATGCTTATCGTGATGGTCAGGTTAGGGTTCAGGTAAGTTAATGTCAATTGTCCAAACCCAAACCACCAGCTTCAAAGCGGAGCTTTATCAGGGCATCCATGACTTGACCACGGATGTGATCAAGATCGCCTTGTACACGGCCAATGCAAATTTAAACGAAGACACCACCGTTTACAGCAGCACCAATGAAGTGGCGGCTACAGGCACTTATGTGGCTGGCGGGGCAACAATGACCGGGATTACCGTCAGCACATCTGACTACACGGCCTATGTTGGGTTTGACAATGTATCCTGGACGGGTGTAATCACGGCCCGGTGTGCTTTGATATACAACTCAACCCAGGGCAACAAGTCGGTGGCAGTGTTGGACTTTGGTTCTGACAAGACATCGGTCACCACGTTCTTAATTACGATGCCAGCCAACACATCAACCACAGCATTGATCAGGAGTTCAAATTGATAGTCACAACCACCAAAGGCGAAATGGACGATTCCTTGCTTGAGAAGCGGGAAGGAACCGTGGACAATGACAATGAACTGACCACTTGGGTTGAGTATTGGCTGGAGGGCGAACTTGTTCACCGTTCTGTCCATGTCCAGTTGAAGAAAATGCCGGTTTTTGCCGGTGCTGAAGCCGCATCTATAGGTTAAAGGAAACATCATGGCAAACACACAAGCAATGACCACCTCGTTCTTGGGCGAGGTTCTGACTGCAACTCACAACTTTGGCACTGCACCGATCCGTGCAGCTACCACTGCCGACACGTTTAAAGCTGCCCTGTATTTGGCATCGGCAACGATCAATGCCTCCACCACGGCATATTCGTCCACGGGCGAGGTGTCTGGCACGGGTTACTCTGCTGGTGGCGTGACGGTGACCAATGCAACGGCTCCGCTGGCCTCAAACACCTCGACAACCGCAGGCACGGCCTATTGGACTCCTTCGGCCTCAATCAGCTACACCACGGTGACTTTGACCACGGCGTTTGATGCAGTGTTAATCTATAACTCAACACAGAGCAACAAGGCGGTCAGTGTCCACACCTTTGGTTCCCAGACGATCACGGCTGGAACCTTCACCCTGACGATGCCTTCCAACACGACTTCGACTGCTCTGTTGCGCTTGGCTACCACCTAAAGGGGTAAGCCGTGTCTCTCGGGTGGGGTGATGACACATGGGGGAGTAACGGATGGGGCGGTACTCTTGACCTCACAGGAAATGCTGCTACAGGTGCGGTAGGTTCCGTCACATCAAGTCTCACCATTGCCCTCACCGGGGTGTCATCCGCTGGCGCAGTTGGGACGATGGCTCCCAGCACTTCAGAGGGTGAAGACGGCGATATAGCGTATGGGGATGTTGGCAACATAGGGATAACCCTAGAGGTTGCTCTGACGGGCGTTTCTGCGGCGGGGTCGGTTGGAACAGTCGATCACAGCAAAGATGTAGAAATCACAGGGGTGTTGGCCTCTGGTGCAGTTGGCTCTGTTACCACATCAAGATTGGTGGCCCTGACGGGCGTAACGGCTTCTGGTGAAGTTGGAACTGTTACCGGTGGCGCAAGCACGGCTTTGACTGGGGTTTCTGCAAGCGGGGAAGTCGGCACAGTTGTCCAAAGCGCAACAGTTGCACTGACCGGGAACTTGGCATTTGGCTCTCCAGGCGGGGTGATTGTCCCGTTGAACAGCAACCAAGCGAATGGATCGGTTGGAACAGTTGTCAAAGAGGTATCTATCACCCTCACAGGTGTAGACGCATCAGGTTCTGTTGGGACGATGTCGGTGGCCGACAGGATACTGGCCCTGACAGGTGTAAACGCAACAGGATCAGTGGGTGATGTGATCGCCGTCTATTGGAAACCTATAGATGACACGCAGACCCCTTCGTGGCAAAATATCAGCAACCCGCAGACACCCGGTTGGTCGGACGTTTCAAATGAACAGACCGTCACCTGGGAAGAAGTCGTAACTTGAGGTTTAAACATGACTACAGCATACACATCACTCTTGGGTCTGGCCCTCCCCGTCACGGGCGAATTATCAGGGACATGGGGTGACACGGTAAACAACAGCATCACATCGTTGCTGGACTCCGCAATTGCCGGTACAACCACTCTCTCCGCAGACACCACGCTGACCACGACCACGGGCGCATCCAATCAGGCGAGACAGGCTATTCTGCTCTGCACAGGGCATTCAGCAAACATCACCATCACGGCCCCGGCACAGTCCAAAATTTACACGGTCATTAATGCTTCGGCAACCTACACGGTAAAAATCAGGGGCGTAGGCCCAACCACGGGCATCACGATCCCTGTCTCTTCCACTGCCACAGTAGCCTGGAACGGCTCTGATTTTGTTGATGCAAGCGGGTATATCAACGGGAACTTAAGGGTCAATGGGACACTGAGTGTTACGGGTGCAGTAACTTTCACCGCAGGCACTGCTTCAACCACTACCGGGACAGGAACACTTGTAATTACAGGTGGTTTAGGAGTAAGCGGAAGAATTAATGCAGCCAACTTTGATGGGATTGTTGGTGCTAATACTGCGGCGGCTGGGTCGTTTACTACGCTGAGTGCCACGGATGTAATCAAGCAAACAGGAAACCCCAGTCTTCCGGCGGCGGGTGCTACCGAAGCCTTTGTGGCTCACAACACTGGGTATGGTGCTGTTCTTTATGGGCAAGGCACAACATACGATGTGGCATTGCTTGATCGCAACACAACTCCACGGCTGACTGTTACAACAGCAGGTGCAGCAGTCACTGGAACGCTGAGTGCTACGGGAATGACCCTTGATGCAAGCGGTAACTTGGGATTGGGTGTTGCGCCTAATGCTTGGCAGGCTGGTTATAAGTTTCTCCAGTTTTCTGATGCAACTGGTGGATTTATTGGTGGCAGTAGCTATTCCGGACAATTTGGTGCAAACGCTTATATTAATTCAAGTGCTGTATGGGTTTACGGCGGGGCTTCTTATAAAGCATCAAGATATGAACAGTTTAATGGGCAGCATGCGTGGTTTAGGTCTACATCAACACCTGTAATTAACACAGATGTAGTATTTACCCAAGCAATGACCCTTGATGCAAGCGGTAACTTGAGTATTGGGGCCACAAGCACCACTGGTAAATTACTAGCGGCTGGTACTGGCTATAACATTTCAGGAAATGCTTATGGTGTTGCCACATTTCTCCAAGACACAACTACTGCCCGTGGTGTGTTTATGGGGTATGACAGCACTGGGCAAATTGGCACAATTTCAGCATCTTCAAATGGAGCCGCAAGCAATTTAGCTTTTTGGACATACAGCGGTTCTGCATGGGCAGAAAAAGCCCGTATCGACTCCAACGGTAAATTGCTTTTGGGTCTTACAACTGGATCAGGGCTGTCCAATAATGACTTTGCTATGGTTAACGGCGGCAGTATTAGATTTAGAAACGCCGCTAACAGTGCCTACATCAGTGCCTTCTACTTTACCCCGTCAAACGGCCTTGATATTGGAACAGGCGGTTCACTGTCTACTATTACTTTTGGTATTAGTGGTATTGGGGAGACCGGTAGATTTGATACCAGCGGTAACTTGCTGGTGGGGACTACGACTAATGTCTCAACCGATGGAATTCTTCATGCTCAAAGTGCAACTAATAAAACAGCAGTAGGCGCATACGCTAAAGGAACAACTTCAAGTGCTGTTGGCTATTACTGCAAAACAGATAGCGCAAATGCTCTTTATGCGTATTGGAATTGCAATGGTGTAAATACAGGAACGATTAGCACTAACGGGACAACAACAACTTATGGAACTACATCA